CACCATCCGTCAGTTGAACTTCGAGTTCTGGCGGCGCACCCGGGCGCTCATGATCTACGCCGGCTCCGTCGGCGTCCCGCTCGGCGTCGGCACCGGTTGGCGCATCCAGCCCAACCCGCCTCCCCCCGGCTTCGCGTCGCCCGGCAACTCCAACCATGAGGGCTTCCCCGCCGATGGCGTCTCCGGTGGTGCAGTCGCCGCCGATATGGTTCCCGATGTCTCCTGGCCGTGGATGGAAGCCCACCTGGCAGCGTTCGGGCTCCGGTCGTTTAGGAACGTCAACAGTGAGCCGTGGCATATCCAGCCGTGGGAGATACCGGCATCCCGCAACTACCGGCGGGCTCCGTGGGTGCTCCCGTTCCTCCCGCTCCCCGGCGGAGGCGGACAACCACCGCCGAACCCCGGCTACTACAACCCGGCCGCCGATCAGTGGGGCCTGTTCCCGATCGACAGGAACAAGCCGACGCTGTCGTGGCTGTCCGGGTACGCGCCCGCGGCGACCGTCGCATGGCAGCCACAGGTCACCTACTTCAATCATGTGCTCGTTTTCAAGTGTCGGCAGCCGATCAGGGTCCCTTATGCGGTCTACACCGGGACCGAGGCCGACAACCCGGCGACCGCCGTCGGTGAGGGTGGGTCGATATGGGCGCAACGCAACGTCCGGAACTTCTTCGATCCGAACAACGCGAACAGGGCCGCCGCCGAGGAAGCATGGTATGGCGTGTGTGGTCCGGCGACGTGGGGTCTGATCGACGCGATCGCGACGAACTTCCGGTAGCACGTGCCCCACGCGCTCGACTGGTCAGGCTGGCGGCCCACCGCCCAAATCGTCCGCGAGATGCAAGCCGCCAGGATCGTCGGCGGGTTGCGGTACCTGTCGTGGCTTGACCCGCAGCTGGCGGCAGCCTGGAAGGTGTTGGGCCCCACCGAGAACGCCCTCTATGTGGCGTCCGGGTTCCCGATCGGGCTCGTGTGGGAGTACCACCGTGACAGCTGGCGGGGCGGCTACCCGGATGGCTACGCGTTCGGGCGGGAGGCACGCATTCAGGCCCGCCGCCTGGGCCGCGCCGACACCGACCTTGTGTCGTTGGCGCTCGACGACAACCTCCAACCCGCGAACCTTGCCGTCGCCACCGAACACGTTCACGGCTACATCGACGGCGGCGGCTGCGGCCCGCAACCCGTCTACGGGCAGGCGTGGATCATCGATGCGATGGTGCGGGCCGGGCTCTCCCCGTGGGGGTGGCAGTCGGCGTCGACCGGCTACCACGACAACGCCCGCCTCAGCCCCAACGCCCGCCTCCGGCAGCTACCAGAGAAGCTGTACACGCCGCCATGGCCGGACCTGATGTACGACGTGAACGATGTCCACCACCCCGATTGGGGCCAGTACCCGAAGGAGTCCACGATGCCCGACTACTCCCTGTGGCGTGACGGTGCCGGCAATGTGTGGCGGGTGGCCGCTAACGCGATGTCGAAGGTCCCGACATCGGGGCTGGCGCTCGATGTCGACATGTTCTGGCTTGGCGCGAGCGCGCAGATCATCGACGGGTCACCCGCGAACGTGGCCGCCTGGCTGGCGTCGATCCCGAACGGGCGGGCGGCCGTCGAGAACGCCGCGGCGGCGGCGAGCGCAGCGGCCAACGCGGCGGCCGCAGCGGCCAACGCAGCGAGCGCAGCGGCGGCCGCGGCGAAGGCGGCGCAGGCCACCACCGACAAGTTGGCCGCAGGCGTCACCCTGCGGATGACCGCTTGACGCGTGCCTCGTGTTCGGCGGCCCGCGAGGTGCGCGAGTGCACCTGCGCGATTTCGCGGCCAATGTCGATCCGATCCGGGATCGCGTCGTAGCCGGCCTGCCGGTAGGCGTCCGCCATGGCCGCCTCAGCTGCCGTGTACGACGGGAACCGGCGCACAGCCGGGTGACCCTCCACACAGAACCGCAGGACGAGCCTGGGGGCGGCAGGGTCGGGGGTGGACCAGAAGCGCCGCCCGTAGGGCGTCACCTGCGATGCGACGTACCGGCGGCCGTCAGCCACGCCACTCGCCGCCAAGGTCCGCCGCGATGACCACCCGCCGGAGCATGGCGGCCGGCCGGTTCTCGGTGGTGCGCCCATCATCGAACCGGACCGTCACACAGTCGGCCCCGTAGCGGCAGCCGGGCCAGCCGCAGCCGCCCGCCCGTGTGACGGTCCCGATGCGGCCCGTCAACGTCTGCCCCTCCGCGGCGAGCGGCCCGGCGGTGTTGATGCGCGCCCCCCTGACGCCGCCGGTCACCTCGACGACGCGGACCCCGGCGACGACCGCCGCCCCGGACGGGTACAGCTGCGGTATCGGCCCGATGGGGACACCGCAGTCGCCCCGCGGGCAGTAGTGGAGGCCCCACGGCTGGCAGCGCCGGATCATCGGCTCGACCGGGGCCGCCATGAGAACCCGAGCACACGCCACAGCCGCTCCCCGCGCCACGTGTAGGGCCACAGCCGGACGTAGACGCCCCGCACGAACTGGCTGCGCCATCGGTCAGCGAGGGGCCGACGGCGCAGGGTGCCTCCGACGTACAGGCGACGCCAGCGGTGCGGTGTCTCGACGATCAGGCTCCCGCCACCGTCAAGCGCTCGCTCGATGCGGGCCTCCACCAGTCTCATGCCGGCACCTCGCCGGCCAGCGGGGCCCCGTACGGGCCGCACACGATGAGCGGTCCACGGGCAGCCCACATCGCTTCCCACCGACCGAATGGCATCATCCCGGGGGACGCCCACCCGCCGCCTGCATGACGTACCGAGGTGCCACCGTGACGATCCACGATCCAGGTACCGACAGGCGGCTCCGGGGGCGGCGCGGGGTACGGCTGCCCGCAGGTGGGGCACAGGGCGCTCATGCGAACAGCACCAGCGGGGCGACCGGGGCGGGCTGGCCGTGTACCTGGCAGAACGGCACGATCGTGTCGCTGCCGCCGGCCAACGGGGCGACCACGTAGGCGGTCAGGGTCTTGTCGACGATGACGCCGACGTTCGCGACCGTGGTACCGAGGGGGAGAAACCCGGCCGGGATGGTGGCGGCCTGGTGGGTGGTGACGAAAGCGGGAGTGGCGAAGGGCACGGTGGCCTCCTGGGCTGTGGTGCGGGTGGTGCTCACGCCAGCCACACTAGCACCGGTGAGGCCAGGAGCACAAGCGAAATGCGCGGCTGGCTACTTGTCAACCTCGAGCCCGTGCTGCTACACTGAGTGGCATGAGCACCACCGCCTACACCTACACGTGGTCCGAGCGGGCCGACCCCGGCACCCTGCGCCGCCTCCGCGTTGCCGACGCCGGCCCCTTCACCATCGACTCTGTCCGCTGCCACGACGGCAGCTGGCTTCCCGTCGATGACGCCACCGTCGAGGACCTGGTCAGCGACGACGACGAGGTGCTACTGGCCGGCTCCATGCTCGCCGTGCCGCACACCTGGCTTGACGCCCACCTGGCCGAACCTGAGCGGGAGTGGACCGACGAGGACCGGGCCGCCGCCGCCGCCGACAAGGCGTACACCCGGGCCAATGATGAGCGGCTGGGGCGACGATGAGCGGCCGCGAATGGCGTGAGGCAGCCGACCGTGCAGCCGCGATCCGGGCCGCCCGCCCCCACGTCCGCAGCTGCGCCACCATCCCGGGCGTGAACCCGGTACCGGCCGGCACCCCCGGCCGGGAGTCCTGGCGCGGTGAGGGCTGCGGCGAGTGGGCCGGCACCGTGTGGGTCCAGGTCATCTTCGATGGCTACGGGGCCCGCGACTGCCGCCCCGGCCAGATCGTCACCGAGGCCGCACCGTGACCATCTCGCGTCGCACCGGATGCGCCACCGGTTACGACCGCAACCCGGCCGACCTGCTCGTCTGCTCCGGGTGCAAAGCCACCCACCCGATCCCCGTCACCGTCATCGTGCCCCTCAACCGTGTCGGGCACACCTGCCCCGATGTGTGGCAGCTGCCACCCGCCCCCGAAGTCACATTGAGCCGCGAGGCCCACCGGCCCCGCCCACAGCTACAGGAGGTAGCACCATGACCACCCCGCCGGCCTGGCCGGAACCGACCCCGATCATGTTCGACTACGTACTCGACGGCGGCCGCAGCGGCGAGCGCCGTCAACCGCAGCCGTTCCCGATGGGCACCGGCCGCCGGTACCAGGTGGCCCGCTACCTGTGGGGCGACGGGTCGTACATCGAGGTGACACCCGTCCCGGGCGGCATCGAGGTGCGCTCCATAGACCAAGGCGGGTCCGGCCACCTGGTCATCCGGCCGCACACCTCGGACACCGTTTCGCTGCTCCAAGCCGAGGACCCGCTGGACGGCAACGGGGCACTCCACCTGCCCGGCGGCTACACCGGGGATGACCTGTGACCGGCGTCCCGCTCGACTTGGCCGCCGATCAGCCAGGCCCCCTCAGCGAAGCCATCACCATCCGGCTGACCCGCGGCCAGCTGCTCAGCTTGGCCCGCCTGGTCCGTGTCGCGTACGCCCGCAAGGCCCGCCAGAAAGCGAAGGAAGGCACGTTCATACCGGAACCCGGCTGCCGTGACGCCACCCTCGTCGCGATGGCCCGCTACGACCGGCTCGCCGCGACACTCGCCGTCGCGATCGGGCCCGGCTACAACCTCGATGACGGCGGCCGCCCATCGCGTCGCCCCCACCCGGCAGGAGACAACCATGCTGCGCCGTGACCTGGTCCCGGGAGACGATTACGCCTACCTCCGGAACTACTCTCGCCGGTTCGACCCGGCGGCCGACCTCGGCCGCTGCGTCCGGGTGACCATGGTCGCGGTGCAGGAAATCCCGTCGCGCTACGGCTGGAAGCCGGCTGCTATCGAGGTGATCGTGGCGTTCCGTGACGTTGACGAAACCCGCGGGTTCGCCACACAGGCCGAAGCCGAAGCCTGCGCCGCCGATCACCCCGGGGCGACCGTCACCAACCACCATCACAACTACAAGCCGTGGTCGGTGCAGTGGATGGACGCCATGGGCGAACCCCGCGCCGTGCGTCTCCGCGACCTGCGGGGCCCGTGGGACGATGCGACCGTCGCGGCCGTCGCCGCACGGGTCGAAGCGGAACGTGTCGCCGCCGAAGCCCGCCGCGAGCAGGCCGCGACGGTCGCCGCCGCACAAGCCGCGGACCTAGCCGAACGGCAACGACGCCACGCGATCGCTGACGACGCCCGTGCCGCTGTCCGGGCCCGTTTCGGGCTCGCCCCACACGACCACCGGGCGAACGGCAGCTACGACGACGCGACCGGCAGGGGCATCGCCGGCCTGACCCTCCACATCGCCGCCGACCGGCTCGACGCGCTCGCCGCCGGACTCGACGACCCCGAACAGGTCGACTGGCATCAGGTGCTCGACCTGCCCCACCCCCACCAGGAGGCCCCCCATGGCTGACCAGTATCCGCCCGAGCCGCCGAAATCGAACCGGGAGGCCCGCCGCCGCAACCGGGAAGCCGCCGCCGGCTACGACCCGGCGAAAGACCCCAACCGGCCGCCGGCCGCCGTCAACGAAGCCCGCCAACGCGAGCACGGCCCGGCCCTATCCAAGTATCGGGTCAAGGTGTGGCTACAGGGCGAAACCGCCACATTCGCTCGCCCCACCTTGGAGGAACTACAGGGCCAAGGGTACGTGGTGCTCGCCGCTGCCTTACACCCGGAGCACGACACGATCCGGGCCGGCCTGATGGAGTGGGTCGCCGCCTACGGCCACGCCGGGATCGTCGCCGCGGTCGCCGGCCTGACCGATGAGGAAGCAGGCGGCCGCTACTGCCCGCAGGAGCCGGCACCGTGAGCCCGACACGTGTGCGCCGCCCCACCCCCGACGCGGCACCTGAGGCCGCCTACCAGATGGCGTTCCTTGACCACCTGACTGACCGTGACCGTGACGGGCACCGCCACTGGATGCCGGCCCCGGTTGGCCGCCCCACGAAGGGCACCGCCCCGGACCCTGCCCGCGGTGTACGCCCCGAGGATGCCCACCGGGCCGTCTGGATCGCCCTCAACGGGCCGCCGCCGCCGGAGACACCGGTGGTGGCCCGCACCTGCACCGATGACCTGTGTTGCGCGCCGTCGCATCTGGCGTTGCGTTGCCGCCAGGCGACCACCCGGAAGCTGTCCGGGGCCGATGTGGTCCGCATCCAGGTGTCCACCTTGCCGGCTGGGCAGCTGGCCGCCATGTTCGGTGTGTCGCGGCAACGCATCCACCAGCTACGCCCCGGCCGCTTCTAGCACAGCTGCGGTTGCACCCTGTAGCACGCCTGCGCTAGAGTGGGTGGCACATGGCCGCTACGGCCCAACCGCAAGGGAGCACCACCATGAGCAAAGAGTCCATGATCTGGCTCAACACGAACACCCTCATCGGGTTCACCGAGAAGCGCGGCACCGCCTGGCACTACCGGGCCGCCGACCAGGGCGACGAGCCGAACCACTACCCGGGTGCGATCCCCGTCGAGGACGTGATCCGCCGCCTGTTCCACTTCACAGCCGAGGCCCGCCCCGCCGCCGGCCTGGTCCCCATCCAACCCGGCGACCCCACCACCGACACAGACACGACGGTCGCCATCGACGGGCAGCTGTACCGGGTGGTCATCATCCCGCAGGACCGCTACTGGCTGGCATCCGACGACGACACGAAGCTAGGGCACCACGCCCCCGGCTACGTCGGCCACCAGTATCAGGACTGGTGCATCGCGACGCTCAGCAACCTGCTGGACGACGACCTGGGCATCGGCTCGGCCGGGCTCCTGCAGAACCGGGCGAAGGCCTGGGTGCAGGTGGAGCTCCCCGACAGCATCGAGACTCCGCAAGGGTTCACGTTCCGGCCGTTCGTCGTCGCCGCGACCTCGTTCAACGGGTCGATGGCCAGCCGGGCGAAGCTGTGCTTCCAGGCTGTCGTGTGCGACAACACCCTCGAAATCGGGATGGCTGAGGCCGGGCCCATGGTGCGGGTGCAACACTCGCGGCACTCCCGGCTGAAGGTCGCTGAGGCCCGCGAAACGTTGGGGCTCATCTACAAGGCCACCGACTCGATCAGTGACGCCATCCGGCAGCTGTGCGAGTGGGAGATCACCGATCAGGAGTTCGGCAAGATCGTCGACCAGTTGGCCCCGATCCCCACCGGCAAAGAAGCGACGGCGCACGCTGTGGCGTTGGCCGACAAGAAGCGGGCCCGTGTCCGGCATCTGTACCTGTCCGACGAGCGGGCCTCCACCTGGTGGGGTACCGCCCTCGGCGTGGTGCAGGCCTTCAACACGTACCAGCATCACGACTCGACGGTGCGTGGCGTAGGCCACCGGGCCGAACGGAACATGATGAACGTCATCGACGGGGCGACCGCCAAAGCCGACGCGAAGGTGCTCGCCGCGATCGCGGACGCAACCGGCGACCAGCTGCGCCTCGGCCGCCTGGCCCTGACGTTCGCCGGTGCCTCCTGAGCGTCCCGCAGCCGTCCGGGGCAGGGGCAAGCGCCCACCCTGCCCCGGGCGACCGCCAGGGCGCACAGGAGGCCCCAACCATGACCATCACTACCCGTGTCGCAGTCGATGCGTTCGAGGTGCAGCTAACCGGCCCAACCCTCGACCTCGGGACCGCCGTCACGTTGCGAATCCAGGCACCTGGCGGCCCACCGATCGATGTGCCGGCCATCGTCTCGTCCGTGTCGGAACGCATCGACCGGGCCGGCCGCGAGGTGCGCTCAACGTGGGTGCGGGCAACGGTCCAGGTGCAGGTGGTGCATCCATGAGCGCCGACCTCGACACCCCCGATCTGACCATCCCGGCCCGGCTGCTCGCCGGCCCCATGTTGGGGGCCCTCGTCATGGGCGACCCGAAGGTGTTGGGCCACACGCAACGCGGGCAGCTGGCCGCCATCCACCACGCCCCCGACGCCACCCTGCTCGACTGCACGCAGCAAGCCACCGACCCTGATGGCCACGGGTTCACGGTCCAGTTCACGATCACGGTCCACCCCGATGTGCTGGTCTGCATCTGGCATCCGGAGACAAGCGGCCTCGGCGGCCACCCGGGCGTCCCCGACGCCATGCCCGACTGATGATCGCGTTGACGTACCACGGGCTGTCGGTACCGTGGCAGTTGATCGCAGCGGCCGCCTTCGTCCTCATCGCCCGTGCGCGACGGGGACGGAGGATGGCAGCTGCGGTCCTCCTAGCTGTCCCGAGGATGGTGGGATGGGCCCGGCGCGTGGCCCGGTCTCATCGTCCGAGGGACAGCAGGAGGGGGTTCACGCCGGATGAGCGGGCCGCGATCATTGCCCGGGCCGGCTACCAGTGCGAATGGGTGGACGGCTGGAAGCGTTGCGAGGCCCGCCACGGTGCGCCAGGCGTGCAGCTGGAAGCCGACCACGTGTACCCGTGGGCGTTCGGTGGGCCGACCACCCTCGGGAACGGGCAGGCGTTGTGCCGGCCACACAACGCCAAGAAGTCCGGGAAACTCCCGACGCCTCAGTACCTGTGGCGGCTCGCCCATAGCCGGGCCGGCTACATGGAGGTGGTGCCCCGCCCGGGTCGCCGCGAGCGGGCGTGGCACTGATGGCCCCGCCGGCCCCTTGCCACCCCCACCCCAGCGGTGCTAGAGTGGCTGGCATGGAAGCCACCACCACCCGCACCACCGTCGCAGTACCCGATAACGGCTACTTCATCGTTCTCGCCCGCCCCTGCGGGCACCAGGTCAGGGTCCGCACCGAGGACCACCAGTGGTCCCGCCGGCACGGCGACAAGCGCACCTATCGCGCCGTGATCGCCGCCGCCAAGGCCCGCCTCGCCACTACCGCTTGCCCAACCTGCCAGGAGGCCACCGCATGAGCACCACCCGCGGGTTCGCCCGGCTCGCCCCATCATGAGCGCCCACCGGCCCCACCCGGCCGACGTGGCTGACGTTGCACGTGAAACATCGCGTGGCTCTGCCGCCGACCGCCGAGCGCGCCACGCCGCCTACATGCGGGAGTGGCGCAAGTCCCACCCGTCCAACGGGGCTACACCCCGGCGGGACCCGCGGGACCCGCGGGACAACGGGGCTCGCCACCTGGCCGGCTACGTCGTCGCATGGGTCCTCTCCAACCCGCACGCCCCCCACGCGTCGGCCGACGTGAAGGTCTGTTCCGCGCCGCTCCCCGAGGAACACATGCTCGCGGCCGGCCCGTTCGACACGGCAGCCGAAGCGAACGTCGCCCTACTCGACCTCGCCCGGGGCTGGGAACGATGACCGCCGCCCTCGGACTCCTGGCAGCCTGGTTCACCGCCGCCTGTATCGCCGGCCCGATCGTCGGCGGGGCCATCCGCCGGCGCGGCGGTCGATGATGCCCGCCGCCCCGAAGGACGAGCGCACCATGACGAAGGCCGAATATGACGCCTACGTGTCCGAGCATGGCTACCCGCCGGGCGATGCGCCCTCGCCGGCCGAGAAGCACCGGATGGCCCGCAACATGAGCCTTGGACACGTCCACCACTCGCGGGGCACCTGATGCCTGCCGCGCTGCGCTGCCCGGCCTGCGGCTCCGACGACGTGGACCGCTGCGAACCGCACCCGACCGCTGTCGGCTGGCACGTCCACGCCTGCAACACCTGCGGGTTCACGTCGGGCGACCACCGCCGCAACGTAGGGGCCTGCCCGCTGTGACCTACGCCTGGACGACCGATCCGCCAACCACCGACACCCCTGCGCTCGCCGCGCCGACCACCGCCGTCGGTACCGGCACCCTGCCCCCGGTGGCCGGGACGCAACCCGCCGGGCTAGAGACACAGCCGACCGGCACCGAACCGATGTGGGGGTGGCTGTCAATCGGGCTGATCCTCGGCATCGGCATCGGCCGCCTCATGATCCGCGTGAAGATCGTCACGACAGCCACACGGCGAGCGTTCCGCCTGTAGCCCCGCCCCGGTAGCGCACCCGCCGCGTACCCTCGCGTCATGGCCGACAAGCCCCGCCGCCGCCCCGATGCCCTCCCGTGGTGGGCTGCCGCCGCCGCAGTAGCCGCCGCCGGCGCGGCCGGGCTGCGGCTCTCCCCGCTACAGCAAACCATGATCGTGCTCGTCGGCATCGCGGCCGCCGGGCTCGCCGTCGATGTCGTGTCGCACCGGTTCCGGCCGTACCTGTCGGCGGTGGGGCTATCCCTGGCATGGGTGGGGACCGCAGCCCTATCGGTGCCGGCCGCCGGGCCGTTCCCCGCCGCGGCGTGCCTCCTGTTCCTCACGGTCGTCATCGGGTGGCGCAGCTTCGGGTATCGGTGGCGGTGGGTGGCCGAGTTCGAACAGAAGGTCGAGCATCGGCGTGCCATCCTCCTGATCCGCAACCATTGGCCGAAGATCGCGCACGCCACCGGGTTCCCGGAGGACTCCAAACTGATCGACGACCCGGAGGCCACAGCCAACGGCATCGACTTGAAGGTGTCGGTGCCCGGCGACGCGCAAGCCCTCGCGAACAGGGAGGGCACCATGGCGTCGCTGCTGGGGACCGGCAAGACGAAGGTCACGATCAAAGCCGACCCACAGAACGCGTCGATCGCCCACGTCCATATCCAAACCTCGGACCCGTTGGCGACCCCGCCGACCCCGTGGCCCACCCCACCCGCTGACTGCCGGATCGTCCGCCCGATGTCCGTCGGGCTGATCGAATCGGGCCGGCAGCTGTACCTCGGGTTCATCGCGGAGCATTGGCTGGTCGGTGGCATGACCCGCTCCGGTAAGACCCACGTGCAGCACATGGCTTGCGCCTACGCCGCCTTCGCACCGGACGCCTGGCTTGTCGTTATTGATACGGCGAAGCGGGGCGCTGACTTCGCCCGGTGGGAACACGCCTGCCTCATCTACGCCACGACCGCAGCCGAGGCTGAGGCTGCCGTCGAGTGGTTGTACGCCACGATGGAGGCCCGCTACACGGGCCGCAAAGGCAACCGCACCGGCCAGTGGAGGCCCGCCCCGGAGGGCTCCCCCCACGGCGAAGGACCACAGATCGTGGTCGTCATCGATGAGGCCGCCAACGCTGTCCGCACCGAACGGGTGAAGCTGCGGCTACAGCACCTCGCCGCCGAATCGTCCGGGGCGGGGATCACGCTCATCGTCGGCACACAGTCGCCGCAGCACTCCATCTTCGATGTGAACACCCGCCGCAACCTAGGCACGAAGATCGCCCTCGCCACCGACTCGGATCAGGCATCCGATCTGCTGCTCGGGCAGGGGATGGCAGCCAAAGGCTACGACTGCTCACATCTGGCGAAGGGCGGCCACTGCTACGTCCGCCGGGCCGGTGACAAGGTGCCGACCCGGGCCCGGGCCTGGTGGGTGGAGGACATCGAGTTTGACCGGTTCGCGCTCGCCCTCCCCGAAGGCCGCCATGTTGCGCCGCACTCGATGTTGGCCCACGCCGACGCCATCGACGCCACCTCCACGGAGCTTGTCCCGTACGCCATGCCCGCCCCTGGACCCGGCCCTGGACTTGGCACCCCGGAAGGCCCTGGACCTGCCCCTGGACCGGACGTACAGGACGCCGAACACGGTGCGGCTATAGGGGGTGACGGACGTGCGGACACGCCGGGGGCCCCTGACCTGCTGCCGGCAGCCATCCTCAGCCAGCTGGAAGGGACCGGCCTGGCCTACGCCGAAGCCATCTACCGGGCGCTCCTGGATGGCCCCCTGTCCCAGACGCAGGCGGCCCGCCGGGCCGGCACCAGCGACAAGACAGCGAAACGGACCCTGGCCCGGTTGGAGACGATCGGGCTGCTCCGCAAGGCCGGCACCCTGTGGGCTGTCGCTGTCCGTGAGGGGGCGGCAGCGTGACCCGCGGCGACGAGTGGGACGAGGCCCGTGGGCTCGACCGGCAGCGGGGCGACATCGCGCCGCCGTCAGCCGGTGCCCACGTCTCGGCCGTCCTGATCCTCGCCACCGCACCGGCGGCGGCGGTGGCCGGGTTCGCGGGTGGCGGCTGGCACGGCGCGGCGTCCGTCGCGCTCGCCACACTGACGGGCGCGTTCGTGGCCGCCGTCTACGGTGGGTGGTCACAGCGGTACCGGAAACGCCGCCACGGCGAGTGACCGGCCGGGCCCGGCACCTACCATCCGGGCTCATGCATTCGCACCCGCTGCTAGCCGCCGCGAGTGTCGTGGCTGCCGGGCTGGCGGCGGTGGGGGGCGCTGTGTGGGCGCAGGTGGAGACACCGCCACAGGTGGGCGGCTGGTACGGGTTGGCGGCTGCTGCGGTCGCTGGGGTGGCTGCGGTTGCCGGCTACCTGCGGGCCCGGACAGCTGAACGGGCCGCGGCGTTCTCGGCTGCCCGGGCCGCTGCCCTACAGGAACGCTCCGTGACCGTCGATGAGCTACAGGCCGTCGTGGAGGCGCAACGTGGCCTCAACGACCTGCTGCGGACCGCCAACGGGCAGCAAGCCGAACGCATCGCGGCGCTCCGCACCGAACTGGACACCGCCCGCGGCGAGACGGAACGGCTGGCGGCACGCATCCACGAATGCGAGGAACACAAGGCTACGCTCAACACGAAGGTCGAGCTATTGAGCAGGGACGTGAACGCCATCATCCAGCGTGACCCGACCGGTCCGCACCCGGCGGTCAGGGAGGGAGACGACGGGTGACAGACGACCTGGGGCGCGTGACACAAGCCGAGGTGGACGCCGCGTTGGCCCCCAACGGCAACGGCAAACCGAAGCCGGCACGGTCGCCGCGCAGCGGGCGGGGCCTACTGAAGCTCGCCGTGTTGTGCGGGGCGGTCGCCGTGATCCTCTCCCAAGTCGCGCAGCTACAAACCTCACGTGCACGCGGTGAACAGGTCCATGAGCTACAGGCCACCATCGACCGGCTCCGGGACCGGGTATCGCTACTCGACGCCGAGCTTGGCTGCCGGTCGATCATCGCCGGAGACTTGGACACGGCAAGCGCCGAAGCCGAGGACGTGATCCTGCGGGGCTTGGCCGCCATCGCAGACGTGGGCCGGGTCAATCCGGCCACACTGGCCGCCCTCGCGTTGGAGGCCCGCGACCATGCCGCCGACATACGGCGCGCCGTCGAGGCCCGCGCCAAGTCCGTAGAAATCTGCTCTAGCGCGCCTCCGGCGAGCGCACCATGACAGACTCCACGCCGTGAGCGACATCGGGACGACTGCCGCCGGGATGGCAGCGTTCAACCCGACGGAACCAATCGGCACCGAAGGGCTCCACCGGTACGGCGGTGTCATCGTCGAAGAGTTCCTCCCGGAGCTACAGGGCGACGCCGGCCGGCGCGTCATCCGGGAGATGTCGGAGAACGATCCGGTCATCGGGGCGATGCTCCTGGCGGTGGAGCTCTCCATCCGCCAGATCGAATGGGCGGTCGAACCTGCCCGCGATCAGGGCCCCGACAACGACCCGTCAGCACGGGCCGTCGCGATCGGTGACCAGGTGGGCTCCTGCCTCCACGATATGGACCGCACCTGGCCTGACGTGATCAGCGAAGCGTTGGAGATGTTGCCGTACGGGTGGGCGTGGTCCGAGGTGACATACAAGCGGCGGCGCGGCGAGCAACGCCCCGGGGCGAAGGTGGCCACCTCGATCTACGATGACGGGTGGTGGGGGTGGCAGTCGATAGCTAGCCGGGCGCAGACATCGCTGTCCGAATGGATCTACGACCCGGCCGACAACCGGACCCTCCTGGGGATGCGCCAGTACCTTGAGGAAACCGGCGGGATGGCCGATATCCCGCTCGCCAAGTCGTTGCATTTCCGGACGACGGCCCGCCGCGGGAACCCGGAGGGCCGCTCGCTTCTCCGCTCCGCGTATCGGCCGTGGTTCTTCAAGCGGCGCATCGAGGAATACGAAGCCATCGGGGTGGAGCGTGACCTTGCCGGGCTCCCGATGGCGACCGTCCCCGAGTCGATGCTGGGCACCGGCGCAACCGACGCCGACCGGGTAACCATCGCGAACATCAGACGCACGGTGCGGCTGGTGCGCCGCAACGAAACCGACGGGCTGCTGTGGCCCTCATCGTTCGACGCGAACGGAAACAACCGCTACGGGTTCGCTCTCCTGACATCGGGCGGCACCCGTCAGTTCGACACCGACAAGATCATCAGCCGCTACGACCAGCGCATCGCCATGACCACCCTCGCGGATTTCATCATCCTCGGACACGAGGGCGTCGGCGGCGGCATCGGCGTCAACCTTGCCGGCACAAAGGTCGACCTGTTCACCGCAGGGCTAGAGGCATGGGTCGATTCGATCGCGGCGCAGTTCAACGACCGGGCCATCCCCACCCTGTGCCGCCTGAACGGCATCACGGAACGGGCCCTGTGCCCCACCTTGACGCACGGCGAAGTGAAGGCCATCGACTTGGAGACGTTGGGCAAGTTCCTGACCGATGTGTCGGGGGCCGGCGCGATCCTGTTCCCGGATGAGCGGCTGACCGCCGAACTGATGCGCCGCGCCGACCTGCCCGCCCCCGATGCTGCCGCCGTCGATGAGGGCGGATCGTCTGGCGCGTCGGGTGCAGCTGGCGGCCCCGGCGGCGGCCAGCAGGACGACGACACGGACGAAGGGTTGCCCACATAACCCAGCGGTGCTAGTGTGTGTGGCATGAGCACCACCGCCAAAGGCAAGCCGGCCGCCCGTCCCGTCACCCGGCCGCTCCCCATGAGCGTCCGCCGGGCCCTCCGCAGCTTGACGCCATGACCGCCCCCTACGGCACCCACTACCTGCGCGTCGCGATCACGCAAGGCGTCGATGGCCCCCAACGCCCCCCGGTCACGTTCCCCGCCGGGACCCGCATCGACCGTCTCGGCGTCGGCATCGGGCAGCTGCGCTACGCCGAGGTGCGGCACCCGTTGGGCGGCACCGCTGCCATCGTGGTCCGTGACGACGAGGTGGCCCCCATCCCGCCGATGCCCCCAATGTCAACCCGCTACCCGCTCGTCATCGACGGGCGCGAGGCCAGCGACCACGGCCACGACGATGGCTGACTTCACCTACAGCGACGTTCGGGTGGAGCCCGTCGTCCAGTACCGGGTGTGGTGTGCAGCCTGCCGGGCATGGGTGAGCGAACCGGCCGACCACTCGCGAGCGCCGCACCTGCGGATCGTGGCCGACGTCCACCGCGACAGGCACGCCAGGGGGCTGATCCGATGACCGGTGAGCGCACCACCCGCGAACGTCGCGAGGCCCGCGCTGCCCGCCTCCGGGAATGGGCCGCCAAGCGGGAAGTCAAAGCGCAAGCCGCCTACGACCAGGCCGGCGCGATGGCCTCCGTCATCCCACTCGGTCAGCCGATGCTGTCGGACCACTACAGCTACGGGCGGGACCGCCGCTACCGGGCCCGGATCGCCGGCGCGATGGACCGGGGCGTCGAACATGCTCGCACCGCTGACCGCATGAACGCCACCGCCGCCAACATCGAGCAGGCCGCCGCCCGGGCCATCTACAGCGACGACCCGGACGCCATCGACCAGCTACGCGACCGGCTCGCCACCCTGGAAGCCGAACGGGCCCGGGTGAAGGCGTACAACGCCACATGCCGCAAGGGTGCCCCCGATGCCACTCTGCTCGATGAGGCGCAGCGGGAAGCGTTGGCGGGTGTGCTGCGGGTGGCCGCCTGGCAATGCAAGGGCGGCGCGTTTCCCGCCTACCACCTGTCGAACCTGTCGGGGAACATCAAGCGGCAACGCGACCGGCTCTCCGTGTTGGAGGCCGCCGCCGGGCCGGCCTGCTGGAACTGTGGCCGCTACGGGCTCGACCTCGCCATCGATGAGCATTGGGATGAGCGGGTGTGCGACGCGTGCGCCACCGGCCCCCGGGACCAGTAGCGCGGGTGGATGCCACTATGGCTGGCATGGAGCCGAGCGTCACCTGTGGGGCGTGCAACGCCACCCTCAGCCGTGAGCGCGGCCTGACCGCGACTGCTCAGGCCGCGCTTGTCGAGGCCCACGCCTGCCCGCTCGCCGCGTGGCCGGCCCCCATCCAGCCGCAAGCCCCACCGCCGATATCGGCCCGTGAGGTGCGGCTGCTGTACGTCGCCGCCTACTACCGCTCCCCGTACGAGACGATCGCCGCCCGGATCGGCGTCATATGGGATCGCTGTCCCCGTCAAAGCTGGCGTGAGCGCAGCATCCGCCGCCTGCTGGTCCGCATCGAACGCGCCGACATCGACTGGCTGTCGAGTGTCGCCAACCAACCGCCAGAGGAACGGCCAGCCAACCGGCTCCGGTCCGTCCTCGACGGAGATTGACCCCAACCCCAAAGGAGAGCAAAGTGTCCGACCCCACCACCAATGAGCCCACCGGGCCCATCACGTTCAACGCCCCGGAGCCGTTGCATCCCGTCACCGAGGTGCCCGGCGACGACCAGCCCGCCGCCCCGCCCGTCAAGACCCGGGCCGAGCTACTGGCCGATGAGCAAACCAACCTCGACGCGCAGCAGGTCCGCCTCGACGCCGCCCTCGATGCGCTCGCCGCAGCGAAGGCCCGGCAGGCGGCCACCGTCGCGAAGGCGAAGGCCGAAGTGGACCACGCCACCGGCATCGTCCGCGGCGAACGCCAGGCCCTCCACGAGCGGCAGGCCATCGTCCGTTCGTTGACGCCCCGCACCCGCAAGGCGGCCGACCCGCAGCAGGGCAGTCTGGACGGCACCCGATGAGCCGCCGTCTGGCCATGTGGCCCGCTGCCCTCCTGATCCTGCTGGGGGTTCCCGTCGGGGCGCAGGGGGTGGCGCACGCCAAGAACTGCGGCGGGAACAAGGCGCTCCCGCAGCCGACGCCGTACACGTGCACCATCCCTTGGCGCACGATCGACGGTACCCGCTTCAAGGTGCTGCTCGTCGCGACTGGTGCGGTCGTCACGGCGACGATCACCCTCGACGCCCCCCGCCCGATCCCGACACCGACGGTCATCCGCCACCATGAGGGCAAGTCGGGTGACGGCGGCGCACAGGACTCAGCGAGCGGCATCATCCCGCCCGGCGGGTTGTCGATCCGGCTACAGGACTCCGCACCTTGCCGCGACGGGCAAGCCGACGTGAAGGCCGTCTACATCGCGCCGGGTGACGCCCGGGGCCTGATAGGTGGCCCCTGGATTGAGAACGGCACCGGGTGTGACACCCCCGTGACGCCGCCCACGACGCCTACACCGGCTGCACCGCCCGCGGTGCCGCCGACGATCCCGGCCGCCCCGCCAGGAGCGCCGCCCGGCACCCCGAAGCGGCCGACGCCGCCCCCGGCGAACCGTCCGCCGCCCGTACCTCCCGGGGACCGGCTCCCGGAGACTGGCCGAGACGAGGGGCCCGCCCTCGGGGCGGCGGTCCTCATGCTCGCCGCCGGAGTGGCGCTCCTGATCCTCCGCGGTCGGAAGCCGATCAGGGGCTGGCGATTGGCACGCCAACGGTAGGGTCCTCTCCCCCTGCCGTTGACGAAGGGACGCACCCCTGGGGGCCCGCACCCCGGGGGTGCGTCGCGTCTCCGGTCAGGTCCCACCGCCTACCATCACGGCGATGGCCGACCGGGACGAACCGCTACCCGATGCCCCAACGGCCGCTGAGCGCCGCGTGGCCGCCGTGCTCACCGCCGCCGCCGCCGCCGCTGTCCTCGCGGTGGGGCCCTTTACGGAGGCTGTAGCGGGACGCTCAGCTACCGTCGCGTTGGAGGCCGTCGCGTGGGATGCGTGGCGGCAGGTGCTCGCCCGGTGGGAGCCGCTACTGATCGACGAGTACCTGTCGACCATCGAGGCCACCTCCGCAGGCGTCACGGTCACGTTCGACGCGACTGCCCTCGCCCGGGCATGGGGCTATGAGCATTCGGCGGCGCTCATCACTTCCGTCACCGACTCGACCCGCGCCGCGGTCAGCGGCATCATCGTCGATGGGATCGGCAAGGGTCGCTCGATGGATGCCGTGGCTGGCGAGGTGCGTGCCGTCATCGGGCTACACCCACGGTGGGCTACCGCCGTCGTCAACTACCGTCGCCGCCTCATCGACCAGGCCCGCCCCGCCGCACAGGTCGAACGGATGAGTAGCCGCTACGGCCAGAAGCTCCTGCGGGCCCGGGCCATGAACATCGCACGGTGGGAGGTGCAAGATGCCCGCAACATGGGCCGGTGGCGCACCTGGAAAGAAGGCCAGCAGACCGGCGCGTTCCCTACAGACCAGCGCAAGGTGTGGCACGCCGAGACACCCACCGCCTGCCCCCGCTGCGTGCAACTGGCCGGCGAGGCCCCCGTCGGATTGGATGAGCCGTTCTCCAATGGGCGGCTGATGCCACCCGACCATGTGCGATGCCGCTGTACCGCGATCCTCACGGACTAGCATCCCGCGTCATGCTCAACCGCCCACGTCGCGCAGCTGCCCCACTTCGTAAGGTGATCGCCGCGACGGTGTTGACGGCGACGTTGGTGGCGTGTGGGGTGTCTAGTAATGGCGCTCCCGTCGAGATTCAGGCATGTAGCGCGACGGGGCATCCGGCGTGCGTCCGTTACGTCCGTTCGAATGGGCAGCGTGTGCAGGCCGGGTTTGAGGCTTTCGCGGCGGAGGTTCCGGCGGCGCTTCGGTGTTCGACGAGGTGGACGAATGCGGCGGCCGGCTGGTATGTGGATGAGCCGACGGCGACACCGGCCTGTCATCAGCCGGAGGGGTGGGCGTTGATCTTCGGTGAAATCCCGCCGACCACATGACCACACCCCGGGCCTTGCATCCCTAACCCAGCGGTGCTAGAGTACGTGGCATGAGCACCACCGCCACCGCCACCACCATGGAGCCCTGGGTTGGGTACCGCGACGGTCAGGCCGTTGCCGAGTACCCGGACCGCTACGCCGCCGACGCCGCCCTCACCCGCCGCGAAGTCGACTCGGCGGCCCCCTGGGATGACCGGGACGCCGACCCTGCCGGCTGCGAATGCGAGCAGGACTGGAACTGCGGCTGCGGCCGGTTCGGCGGCTACACCTGGCTGGAAGTCCGCTTCACCGACGACGGGGCCGGGCGATGAACGCCGGCCGCCGGATCGCCCCCTGCGGGTGCATCGAGGAACGCCGCGACCTGGTCAACACCTGGGACGTGACGGAAGCCTGCGTCGAGCACCAGCTGGCCGCCATCCAAGCCGAGGACACCCACCGGGCCGCCGTCCAGGCGCTCGCCGCTGAGGGTGCAACCATGCGGGCCGCCGGGCCGGCCACAGTCGCCACCATCCGGGCTGCCGCCGCCGCCTGGCGGTGGACCGCCGACGACGTGTACCACGTGGGCACCGACCCCGACGGGTCCGGGTGTGTCACGGTGGTGCTGCGCCGCGGTGCCCACGTGGCCCGCATCCCGGTCCGCATCGTCGCCACCGGCGAGCAGGTCGCCGCGCAGGCCGTACGCCAAGCCAACGGCCGCCGCTAGCAGTCCCGCGAACCGGGCAAGGTGCCCGCGGCTGCGCCGGCTGGTGCAGACTAGGGGGCGTGCATCGCCCCACGGTCACCGCCATCGACCCGGGCACCGCCCGTGCAGCCGTGCAGGGGGTGCCGCTCCACGTCCCGCCCGTCACGAAACGCGACGGCAAAGCGCACCCTGCCCGTGCTGACTGCTGGGCGCTTGTCCCCGACGCCGACGACGCCTCCACGTGGCGGCTGCCGCTCTACTACGACGGAGAATCGAAGCCCGATGCCGGGCTGGTCGCCTACGCGTTGGGCCGCCTCTCGGCTGACGCCGACCCGACGATTCCGGTCCGGTTCGCCCGCGAGGCCAGGGCCCGCATCCGGCTCGCATGGGAGAAGGTCCACCCGGGGCAGGAGCTACCCGCAGCGCTCCGCAAAGAACAGGCCGTGTCGTTCGACCCGGAAGCCGGCGACACGAACCCGCATGGGGTGATGGTCGCGTTGGGGCTCGCCCCCGAGATAGCCGACCTCCTGGCGGTTGACCCGGCGACCGCCCCCGATGGCATCGAGGTGGAACCCGCCGCCGCTCTCCACGTGACGCTCGCCTACATGGGTGACGTGTCGTATTGGCCGGCCGATGAGGTGGAACGGCTGGCCGCTGTGCTCCGCTCGTTCTGTCCGTACGAGTGGCCGATGGAAGGCGTGATCAGCGGGTTCGCTGTGTTCAACCTGACAGTCGGTGACACCGACGGCACCCCCGATGCCGGCGCGGCGGTCGCCCTGGTCGATGTCCCGTACCTGTCCGAGTGGCGGACACGGCTCGCTGAGATGTTGCGCGCCAACGATGTCGGGCCGCTCGACGGGCACGACTTCACGGCGCACGTCACGCTCGCCTACGGGCCGGTGGACCAGCTGCGCCAGCTGCCGCAGCCGCCCGTCGTGGGCGTCATGTTCGACTCGCTGATGCTGGTCGCCGGTGCCGACGTGTGGCGTATGCCGTTCGATGGGCCCCGCCTCCACATCGACTACGGGCCCGACTCGATGGAGATGATGACGAAGGCCGACGCGAAGCGGTACACGTTCGCGCCGCTGTACGTCCCCGATGCGCTCGACACCCACGGCGAGTGGGCCACCGCCGACGATCTACAGGCCATGGTTTGGGAGTATGTGCGTTGCGGCGAGCGCACCATCAGCCTCCAACACATACCGGGCACCATCGCCGGTGAGTGCGTCGAAATCGTGGCGTGGCCGTTCGAGTTGGAAGCGACCATGAGCCTCGGGGATGGCACCGGCAGCGAGCAGGTCACGTTGCCGGCCGGCACCATCTATCAAGGGATCGTGTGGGAGCCGTGGGCTTACGCCGCGATCCTCGCCAACGAAATCAACGGCATCAGCATGGGCGGCGCAGCGTGGCGCGCCGACCAGGAACCACCCGAAGGAGACTGACCCCGATGGCTACACGCGCCCCCGCCACACCCGCTCCCGTCGTAGCGGCCGCCGAGGTGGACCCTGACGCGGCGGCCGCCGCCGCCAAGGTGATCGCCGCCACGTCGGTCATCGGCTCCCACGTCGAACGGGTGATCGCCGTAGGCGACCTCGACGCGCTCGCCACGATCGCACGCCTGGCCGAGACTCTCGTCGCGGCCGGTGTCGTGTCGACAACCGAGGCGCAGATGGCGGCGGCGGTCGCGCTCGGGCGGGCCGTTCGCGGTGAGGCCCCCGACACGGCATGAGTCGGCTCGGCGGGGACACCTACTACCGCGTCGCCCGGACGGAGGCCGACGAGGACCTGTTGAAACGGTGGCTGTCCGGGTTGCATCCGGAGGTACGCACAGCGTTCCTGTCGGCGCTGCTCGTCATCGACGGGCAGGCCACCATCCGGCAGGTGGTCGACGGGTGGGGCCGCCTGTCGCGCCGGTTGCAACCACCCGACCTCAATGGGGTCAGCTGCGATGAGGAAGTCGTGCAGGTGGTCCCCCGAGTGTGCGGCTACTGCGGGCTGCCCCTCCCCGATGTGTCCGGCCCGGGCCGGCCGCCGCTGTACCACGCCCCTGATTGCGTCCAGAAAGCCGAAGCGTTGCGCCGCGCCGAGTCGCGGCGCACACGGGCAGGCCGCCGCGAGGCTGTGTCCCGATAATCCGGCGGTGCGTGACACCGGCCGTCGTCCGCCGCCATGATCATGCCGATGCCCGCCGCCGGTACCCGCACACGCCGCATGGTGCTCCCGACGATGCTCGACTCGTCAGGGGTAGACCACCCGGCGAACAACGCGCAGGTCGGGGCCGAAGGCTGGCTGGTATTGAAGGCCGACACACCCACCGACCCGAAGGAGCACGCCGTGCCCGGAGCCGCCGCCGCACCAGAGGCCGACAAGGCCAAGACGGACGCCGAGAAGATCACCGACTTGGAGAAGCAGATCGAGGATCTGACCGCCGAGTTGGAGAAGGAGCAGGAGGCCCGCAAGGAGGCCGAGGCCAAGGCGAAGGAGGCCGCCGACAAGGCCGCCGCCGACAAGGCCGCAGCCGCCGCCCCCGACGCCCCCACCGACCCAATCGAGAAGGCCCTCGCTGATGGCAACCTCGACCCGGTCTTGAAGGCGGCCCTCCGTGCACAGGCCGACCAGGCCAAGGCCGACCGGGCGCTCGTCGCCAAGATGGCCGACGCCGAAGCCGATCGGGAGTTCATCGCGAAGGCGGCCGACTACGGCACCCTCGTGACGCCGGCCACGTTCGGGCCGGTCTTGAAGGCGGCCGCCGCCGGCATGACCCCGGAGGCCTACACCGAACTGGATCGGGTGTTGAAGTCGGCGGCCGAGACGGTCGCTGAGGCCGACCGGGTGCTCACGGCGACGGTCGGCTCCGCACAGCACCCCGACGCCACCTCGGCGGCCGGCGAAATCGCGAAGCTGGCGGTAGCCAAGCGGGCCGCCGACCCGTCCCTCACCCCGGAGCAGGCCGAAGCGGCCGCCTGGGATGAGCGGCCCGATCTCGTCGTCAAGTACCGGACCGAAGGAGCCTAAGCCCCATGGCAAGCGCACAGACCGGCCCTCTCCGTGGGGCCCCCACCACGTCGGACCTCTCCGCGAAGACCGGCTACGCCGTTGTCGTGGCGGCTGGCGTCCTCGCGATCGCCGGAGCCGAAGTCGTCATCGATGGCGTCCTGGTCGACGACCCGAAGAACGGGCAGACCGGCACCTACCAGGTGCGTGACGTGGTGAAGGGCATCGCCGGTGCCGCCATCACGATCAACGCCAACCTCATGACCGACGCGAATGGCAAGTTCATCACGGCGACCACCGGGAAGCCGATCGTCGGCAAGGCGCTGGAAGCGGCCGCCGCCGACCTCAACATCATCCGGGTTGAGCTCGGCTACCGCGGCCTGTCCGCCTAACCCGCCCCGATCATCTGAAAGGAACAGCCGACGATGCCTCCCGCACCGATCACCTCGCAGAACGTCGGGCACTACGACGCCCCGCTCACCACGTTCGGCATCAGCTACATGCAGACCACGGACAACTTCGTGGCGCAGCGGGTGTTCCCGCCCGTGCCTGTGGCGAACGCCTCCGACGTGTACCCGCGGTGGCCCCGTGGCAACTTCTACCGGGACGACGTCAAGGTGCGCCCCATGGGTGGCCGGGCCCCGATGCAAGGCGTCAAGCCTGACTGGCTGAGCTACACGATCGAAGAGGAAGGCCTGTCGGCCACCATCGACGATCGGGAGCGGGCCAACCAGACGAACCCGATCAACATGGAGCGGGCCAAGGTGCGGATGCTGATGTCGCAGCACCTCATCCACGCCGATCGGAAGTTCGCCGCGGCGTTCATGGCCACCTCGATCTGGGGTACCGACGTGACAGGTGTGGCGTCCGGTCCCACAGCGAACCAGACCATCTTCTGGAACCTCTCCACGTCCGATCCGGTGGTGGAGATGCGGAAGCGGAAGCGGGCCATCCTCGGGGCGACCGGCCTGATGCCGAACGTCCTCGTCCTCGGGTCCGATGTCGAACTGGCGTTGCTCGACAACCCGGCTGTCGTCGCCCGTATCTCGGGTGGCGCATCGAAGTCCGATCCGGCGCTCGTCGAGTTGGCCACCCTGGAAGCCGCGTTCGGTTTGAAGATCGTCGTCGGGCGTGGCATCTGGAACAGCGCCGTGGAGGACGCCACCGAGACGATGGCGTTCATCTTGCCGGCGAAGTCGGCGCTGCTCGCCTACGCCGCCCCCGCCCCCGGGTTGGAGGAACCATCGGCCGGCTACACGTTCGCATGGAACGGGCTGCTCGGCGGTCAGGCCGCAGGCGTCTCCGTGAAGCGCTGGCGTGAGGAAGGGGCGTCGTCCGACTTCTTCCAGGCGGCGACGGCACACACACAGAAGGTCGTCGCGTCGGACCTCGGCATCTTCTTCTCCGCAGTCGTGCAGTAGCCGGCAGGAGGCCCCGCCTGATGGCAACCGAAGCGACCTACCTGGTTCTCGCTGACCAGGGCATCACAACCTCCACCGGCCTGCACCAGCGGGCGTCGACCGTGTGGCTGTCCGACCTGGACGACGCCGAAGGCCGCCTAGAGCGGCTGGGGATGATCCTCCCGACGGGTGAAAGATCGAAGCCGCCGGCTGGCCGCACCCGTGACGGCAACCCGGGCTGGATCGATGCCGCCTACTTCACGGGGCAGGACACCATCGAGGCGAAAGCCCTCGATGCCCTCGCGGAGCTACCCGAGGGCCGGCAGGCCGCCCTCGGGGATGCGCCCGTGTCGGCCCCCGACGACGCCGCCCTCAACGACGCGATCGCGGCTTCGCCAGCTGCGGAGGCCGCCGGCCCGATCGCCGCGGATGCCGATGGGGCCGCCGTGGTGGCGTTGCCGGTCCCGGCCGTCATCCGGTTCGTGAAGGCCCACCCGGACCGGGCCGGAGACGTACTCAGGGCCGAACAGCGACGCGCCAAGACACGCGCATCGGTGGTGGCCGCCGTCAAGGAGATAGCCCGCCGGCCCACCGCCGACGCCGGCAAGAAGGGGAACTGACCCATGTTCGCAGCCGCCGAGTTCATCCTGTCACCGCAGCTGGTCGCGTTCCTCACGACACTCCTGATCCCTGTCATCGTCGCGGCCGTCTCCAAGTCGGGTTTGGCGGACAGGTGGCGGGCCGTGATCACCCTGGTGCTCGCCGCAGCCCACACCCTGATCGTTGACGCCATCGACCCGTCGGGGGCCGCGATCATCTCCGGGGCCATGTTCCAGCAATGGATGCTGGCCACCGCCATCGCCGTGTTCTCCTACGTCGGGCTCTGGAAGCCCTTCACGAACGGCGCGCTCAATGACCGCATCTTGCCGACCATCGGGTTCGGCAAGGTCGCCTGACCGAAGGGACCTGACTGGCCATGGCCGACATCGTCTACAACAAGGGCAAGTACACGATCGCCCGTGGCCTGTTCGCTGACGGCTCCACGACGTTCTCGTGCCTCATCATCGCGGGTGCGTCGGTGCCAGGTGGGGCGTCGTCCGTCGACCTCGACTTCGTGTCGGAACTGCTCGCCGTGGGTGGCGTCACAGAGATGGCCGGCACCGGCTACGTCCGCAAGTCGCTCGGGTCGCTGACCCGCACCGAGGACGACACGAACGACCGGGTCGCACTCGACGCCGCCAACGTGACGTGGACCGCGATCGACGCCGGCACCGCCCGGGCGCTCGTCACCTACAAAGATGGTGGGGCGGACTCGTCGAGGGAACTGCTCTCCTTCCACGACACGAACTTCCCGAAGGTCACGAACGGCGGCGACCTGACCGTCACGATCTCCGATCTCATCTGGCTCCAATAGCGGGGAGGGGCTGAGCCCCCATGGCCCTTGTCCGCACCCTGATCGACTCGTATGAGCCGGCGCTAGACACCGAGGTAAACCGCACCTCCGGGAGCCTCCCCCTCAACGAAGGTGACCTGGTCGCGATTGTCGCCCTGTGCGTCGGGAAGAACGACGGGCTCAACGTCCCGCTGACCTTCGCGCACACCTGGACATCGGTATTCACGGAGGTGCGGGCCAACGGCACCGACAACACCCGGCGGACTGTGACGGTCGCATGGTGGGCGAAGATCACGGCGGCGACCGCAGGGGCAGGGACGTACACGGTTGCGATCACAGCGACGACCGGTGAACGGCTCATCCAGGTGTACGCCTACCGGTACCGGGCAGCGAACACGGTCCGCCAAACCCAGATCGCGGGCGGCGACATCGACGCGGGCGAGTCGTGGGCGATGGCACTCGACAACGTGCCGGAGGCCGCCTCACAGCTGCTCGTCGGTGTCACGAACCGGCCGCAGTCGCCGTTCACTGGTGATAGCCAAATCGCTGAGGCCGGCTACACGGTGGTGCAGGACCACACCGCCGACGACAACGCGAAGGGCCGCGTCTTTGCGGGTGCCGGGTCGATAGGCAAGACGGTCACCGTGTCGTTGTCGGCCGGCGACGAAGCGGACCACTCGGCGGTCATGCTGGAAATCTCGTTCAACGCTGACACCGTCGCGTTGGGCCCGGCGACCGGGCACCCGGCGGCCCTCCCGGTGACCGTGACGCTTGGCGCTACCAGCCTCACTTTGCCTCGTGCCGTGGCGACTGCTGTGGCCCGCCCGGTGACCGTCACAGCCGGGGCGGTGACCGTCGCTGTAGGGACCGCGGCGCGCACCTTGTCGGCCCGGCCGGTGGGGGCGTTCCCCGTCGAGTTGGCCCCCGCGATCATCACCAGCGCAGCCCGGCCGGTCACCCCGGCACCTGGGACGGTCACCGCGCTGCTGGGCCGGCCGGCGCTCACTGCGGTCGCACGGCCTGTCACGTCGCTCCTGTCGCTGCTGGTCGCTGCGGGCCGCCCCCCGCTCGCCGCCGTCGCACGGCCCGTCACTGTCGCGGGTGGTGCCGCGACGTTGGCCGCGGTCAAGGCCACCGGCACCTTCACAGCCCGGCCTGTGACGCCCGCAGGGGCCGCCGCCGCGGTCCACCCGGTGCACGGCACCTGCACAGCCGTCGCACGACCGGTGACGGTCACTGTGGGGGCCGCTGCGGTCCAGTTGGGGCGGGCCACCTGCACAGCTGCCGCCCGCAGGCCCGTGCCGACGGGTGGGCCGGTCATTGTCGCCCTGACCCGTTCGGCGCGGACCTTGACTGCCCGGGCGTGGACTGTCACCCCCGGCCCCGCACCGGCGGTCCCCCTTGTGCGGGCCGCCGGCACTGTCGCGGCGCAACCCTTGACGCCTGCCGGTGCCGGAGTGGCCACCGTCGCGCTCAGCCGCGCCCATCCGGTCCTGACCGCCCGCCCTGTCACCCCGCAGGGGTCCGGTGTGACGGTGGCGGCGGTCAGGGCTACCCGCAGCTGCGTCGCTCGGCCGCTCGCCGTACAGGTCACCGCGGTGCAGATCGCCGCCGGCCGGGCTGCCGGCACCGCCACCGCACAGCCCGTCACGGTCACCGGTGGGGCTTTCACCGTCGCCCCAGCCACCTTGGCGGTCACCTGTGCAGCGAGGCCACTCCACCCCGACATCGTTGGATGGACGGTCGTCGCGACGGGCCGCCCGAGGGTCCTCGCGGAATGACCGGAAACCCGTCCCGT